TTGCGCACCACTTCCCTTGAATATCGCCGCCTCTACAGTTCCACTGGCTATGAGTGAAGTACCCGTATTCGTGAATTGGACGGTATTCGATGTTGCGTTTGACACATTGACAACATCATCAAAAGTGAGTGACTGTAAGTTTGACCATATGTACTCGTTGGATGTTTCTAGATTTGTCACTCGTGGTTCCAAGAGATCTAGGCGTCCATCGTTTGCATTAACATCAGTTCTCAAGTCGGTGATAAGATCACCTTGAACTGTATTCGCATTTTCCAAAATAGAAATATTGGACCATATGTAGTCATTGGATGTTTCCAAGTTAGAAATTCGCGAAGCGTTATCTGATAAATCAGTTCTCAAGTCTGTGATAAGGCCGCTTTGAACATTGTTCGCATTTTCCAAAATAGAAATATTGGACCATATGTAGTCATTGGATGTTTCCAAGTTAGAAATCCGCGAAGCGTTATCTGATAAATCAGTTCTCAAGTCTGTGATAAGGCCGCCTTGAACTGTATTTGCATTTTCCAAAATAGAAATATTAGACCATATGTAGTCATTGGATGTTTCCAAGTTAGAAATCCGCGAAACGTTATCGGATAGGTCAGCTGATAAGGCAACACCAGTTAATGTTGTACCGTCACCGTAATAACTTCCTGACGTTAGTGTTAAATTATTTTGTGTGATGAGATTTCCCAAAATTTCAACAGTTATAAGATTCGAGTCGTCGAAAATGTGATTATCTGTAATCGTATTCTGTGTATATCCTATTGTAAATGTGTGATCATGTGGATCTTGGTCTCCTTGAGCTTCTCCGTGATGAATTAATGCGATGTTCTTTCCGGGGTGTTGCATGATGATACCCACATCGAGTTCGTGTGACACATTATTATTCGCGATACCAATGATACGATCATTAATCACGAGAGAGTTAGATTCGATTGTATAAGAATTGCCATCGACGAGAATATTTCCTAAAATTTCTACATCTGAGGAAATAACAATCGTTCCATTGGCTTTAGAAATGAGCGAGTCTTCTAAAACATTTCCAGCACCCACAATAGGAATTTTGTTTGTAGTTAAGCCCGCGATTGAAATATTAGAACCTACCTCAACGTTTGCTGTCGTAGTAAGTCCCGTGACATTTATAACGTTTGATACAGTATTTCCAGTGTTCACAACTTGTTCAAGTGTTTGGAGTTGTGTGAGAAGGTTCGAAGGTTCGATTTTTTTTAAGTCGTTGTTTGTATTATTGACATATACATAGTTGATGTCAGTTTCATCGGCGACGACGAGGGCGTTGGGAATATCATTGGAACGCCCCACACCAGTGACGAACACGATGCCGTTAGTCTGATGAACTTTAATACAAATACCAACGTTTTGAATCTGATCTGCCAAACCATATGGTTTTGTGTTCATGATGTTACCAGCACTCGTATTGCTGACATAGACTGTTTGTCCTTCTGTAAAACCGGTAGTATCTATACCTTGCACCTTACCATATGCCACCGCACTTCCTTCTTGACCATTCGAGATATTTTCGTGAATGAGACCGATCGCAGGCATAGTCGAAGAACTGTCTGATTTAGCTAAATCCACGTTTGAGACGTTATTGTTGAAAGAGTCTACGATGTAAACGACATTGCCTTTATAAAGTGTCGATCCAGTCGTATTGTGTACTTTGATAAAGTTGTGTATGTTGTATTCATTGACCCAGTCGGTGCCATCATACACGAGAAGTTGGTCAGTTTGTGGACTTGTTATAACGACATTCGATAATTGATTCAACTTTATATCAACGTTCGATGTGAGATCTGTGACGAGAGCAGTCGTCGGGTTTGTGAACTGAACTGTATTGGAAGTTACATTGTTTACATTAACTACATCATCAAAAGATAAATTCGTTAGATTAGACCACAAATAAGTATTAGACGTTTCGAGATTACTTATACGCGAAGCATTACTGGTCATATCGGACGATAAAGCAACGCCAGTGAGAGTTGTACCATCACCAAAATAACTTCCACCTGATTCAACAGTCATGTTATTTTGTGTGTGAAGGTCACCAAGAACGTTTACTGTAATAACATTCGCCGTGTCATTAATAATTGTAGAGTCTGTTGCAGTACTTTGTGTATACCCGATTGTAAATTCTTGTGCGTAGGGATTACCCGAAGCACCGTGATGTACGAGTGCTACATTTCTATTCGGATACTCCATCAAAATACCTGTATCCGCGCCACTCAAGATATTATCATATGCGATACCTATTATACGATCCTTCACTTCGAGAGATTGAGAGTCAATGGCATATGAATCACCGGCTATGATGACGTTTCCTAAAACTTCCAAATTCGATGTTATAGAGGTGGTATCTGCACTTTGAGTGATGTGTGAATTTTCAAGTGTATTTGTCGCGTTCACATATGGTACACTACCCGGTGAAAGACTAGAGACAGAAAGTTTATTTCCCACATTCACATTTCCAGTGGTGACAATACCGGTATCTGTATTTGTAAATTGAACTGTATTGGATGTGACATTACCATTATTTACCACATCACTGAGTGTTGAAGCAACCCCCGAGAGAAGTGAACCATCACCTTCGAATGATGTAGCTTTTACGCGTCCCTGAACTTGATTCAATTCAATGGCGGTACCCACATTGAGGTTCGTATCCACATACGCGTTTCCGTTTACATGTAAACTTGCGTGGGGGTCATTCGTCGTGATGCCAACTCTATTATTTGTTGTATCGACGAATAAATGGGACGAACCAACTCTAAGATTACTTTCCACTTCTACTTTTCCTGAAAAGATATGGCTCGTCGTCTGTACCATTTATATTAACTTAGATATTATTGTTTCTAGAAATGGTATACATTCTTACAAAGTGGGGTGCAGTCCACTTTGGAGGAAATATTTTTAGTTAAATATCATCCGATGTGTTTTCAAATTTCAATTTTAAATTGTCGTATATTTGTTTATGAACATCTACCAAATTTTCTGAACTTATACTGACATGATCATATTTTAAAATATCTTTTTCTGCTTCTCGTGCTTCTTTTGTAGCATAAAAATCACATATACCAACCAGCTGAAACACACCATTATAATTTGTGTGATTGATAATATCTATTTCTCTAACACGTACGTAATAGTTATTAATAGAAACACCATTTTCCAATTCTAAAGTATCTTGGACGAATATACCCATTATACTTGTATGACATTTTTTTTCTTTAATCACCAATATACACTCGCTTCGGAGTAAACTTCTATCCACGCACGTGGGTATGATCCATTTGCACCACCGTTGATATTAACTCTAATTTGATTTGTACCACCTGTGGAAGATATAGTTATATTACTACTACCTACTTGTCTTTGTGCTGCAAAGTTTGTTCCATTTGTAACGAAGATGAATTCTGCATATAATGCATATTGAATTGTGGCCGCTGTCGTGCTTGCGGCCGCACCACCTGCATGTACACGAAGCCAATTAGGTCTCTGACTTCCCCCAAATGTAATATCTTTAAAGAATGATGATTTGTTATTGCCTGGGTTGACTGTAAATGCAACATAATTTGCTCTATTCGACAATGTACCCCCTATAGCGAACGGGTAACCCGAGGGTCTTGCAGCTCCATGAACGTCTAAAGTTCGAGACGGTGTTGTTGTCCCCACCCCGACCCTAGAGTTCACAGTATCTACGAAGAGATTCGCCGTACCTACCTCAAGATTTGAGGACACGTAGGCATTACCTTCGACGTGGAGGTTTGCTCCAGGGTTAGTGGTTCCTACACCAACGTTTCCAGTCGTGTAATAAATATTGCTTCCTGTTTCGGTCCACACACCACCTTCGAATAAGGTTCCATTTTGAAAGAGCGAATCCGTAAAATTGATGCTTCCTATGACGTCTAGGTTGTACCCGGGACTTGTAGTGTTTATACCAATTCTTCCCATGCTCCCATTCAAAAATAAACCAACAGGTAGGGTAGGAAAGTTGTATTTAATTATAAATCCATCTTGTCCAGTCGAAATAGGTAACGAGAGACCATTACCTAAGGAAACTGTAGAGGTGGAATTGTAATGTCCACAAAAGTATACATTCCCATTCGGATCAGTCGCTACAGATTGTCCATAATCATTACCCGTCCCCACGAGCGTGTTATACTGTAGTGCATTTCCATTTGAATCGTATTTAACTATATATGCATCGGTTCCAGACGAAATAGGTAACGAGAGATCATTACTTAAGGAAATTGCAGAGGTGGAATTGTATCGTCCAGCCACGTATACACTCCCATCCGAATCGGTCGCTACACCTAGTGCGAAAATATCATTCGATGGCACGAGTGTTTTATACCACAGTGCATTTCCAGATGAATCGTATTTAACTATAAATGCATCTCTGTATCCAGTCCCAGTTGAAATAGGTAACTCGAGACCATTACCTAAGGAAACTGGAGAGGTAGAAGTAAAGTATTCTCCACAAAAGTATACATTCCCATCCGAATCGGTCGCTAAATTTTCTCCATAATCACTACTCGTCCCCGCGAGCGTTTTATACCACAGTGCATTTCCAGATGAATTGTATTTAACTATATATGCATCGTTTCCAGTCGTACTAGGTAACGAGAGACCATTACCTAAGGAAACTGTAGAGGTGGAACTGTAAAATCCACCCAAGTATACATTCCCACTCGGATCAGTCGCTACAGACATTCCATAATCACTACTCGTCCCCACGAGTGTTTTAAACCACAGTGCATTTCCATTTGAATCGTATTTAACTATATATGCATCGGTTCCAGACGAAATAGGTAACGAGAGACCATTACCTAAGGAAACTGTAGAGGTGGAATAGTAATATCCAGTCAAGTATACATTATAACTCGAATCGGTCGCTATAGATCGTCCATGATCACTCCTCGTCCCATTGATCGTCTTAAACCACTGCGGAGTTCCAGTTGAGTTGTATTGAATTAAAAATGCATCTCTGTATCCAGTCCCAGTTGAACTAGGTAACGAGAGACCATTACCTACGGAAACTGCAGAGCCGGACTTGTATTCTCCAGCCAAGTATACATTCCCATTCTGATCAGTCGCTACACTTTGTCCAAAATCAAAACTTGCCCCATCGACCACATTAAACCATTGCACAGTTCCAGATGAATCGTATTTAATTATAAATGCAGCTTGTCCAGTCGTACTAGGTAACGAGAAACCATTACCTATAGAAAATGCAGAGGTAGATTGGTAATATCCAGCCAATAATACATTCCCACTCGTATCAGTCGCTACATCTTGTACATAAACACCACTAATCGGACTATTGATCGTTTTATACCACATTGGATTTCCAGATGGAATAATTGGAGAAGCAAAGGTGTTTCCTAATACGTGAAGTTCGGCTTCTGGTGTAGTTGTCCCGATACCGACTCTAGACATTTGAGTATCCACAAATAGGTTGGCTTGACCAACTTCAAGGTTCGAGGACACATAGGCGTTACCATCAACGTGGAGATTTGCTCCGGGGTTAGTGGTTCCTACACCAACGTTTCCAGTCGTGTAATAAATATCATTTCCTGTTTCGGTCCACACACCTCCACCTCCACCTTCGAATAAGGTTCCATTTTGATACAAATTACCTGTGAAATTGACGTTACTCACTTCAAGGTTTGAGGACACGTAGACATTACCTTCGACGTGGAGGTTTGCTTGGGGTGTTCCAGTTGCTACACCAACATGTAAATTTGCACCATCGGCAACCAATACATCATTTCCACTTTCATGTACACGTAATCTTTTTCCGTTAGCGTCTGCGATGCCGATAGAAACATCACCGTCCACGTAACTTATGTCATCACCGGCAATATCCCATGCCGAATCCGTCAACCCACTGAGTTGACTTCCATCACCATGTAATCGAGTTGCGTACATTTCACCCGCCACATACATGGCATATGGATTTGATATCGAACTTGCATCTATACCTATACCTACACGACTATTCTGTCGATCAACCGAAAATGTGGGAGTCACCTCATCCGTTTTTATGTCTCCGGATAAAACTAAATCACCTGGTATCAGTTGTACATTTGTATTCGTCGACATATATAAGTAGTGTATATAAAAAACATTTTACAATTGTTGAGCAATTGGAAAATATGAAATTAATATCCAAAACTGGACAATGATGTACCGGCAGTATGTGTTACACTTTCAAGTTTACCACTGGGGTATGCTGATATATATTCAACAAAAATAGAATAATTTCCTCCTCCCGATGTGAAAGCATTCGTAGGTTTAATAGCGATTGTTGTGGGTGTTGTGGTGATATTTGTCGACCATGGGTTCGTATTTGTTCCACCAAATATAGATGTTTGACCTAATGCAATATTTAGACCATTTGTATTACCCGATCTATTACCACCACCAACTTCCATTGAAAGTGAGCTTATTTCATTATCTAAATCATCTATTAATTGAGCCACTACTTTCGCATAAAATACATGTTGTGTGAATGTCAGTGTAATAGTAGCATCACTGACTGAAGTTCCTTGTGGAAAGGCTGATGCATGGCTATACGTTTTTTTATTCACTCCACCTATATTTGTGATGAGACCACCTCCTATATACACATTTCCAGATGTGTATGTGTTACCACGAGCTTCAATAACATTTGAGTGATTCGCATCATCTACAAATACACTGTCACCCACAGATAAAGTGTGTACCGGTGTTGTATTCGAAATACCAACATTAGATTCTGTGTACATTTCACCATAGACGTGTACATTAATCGTTTCGGAAGTTGGTGTTATTTCGTATAAGCCTGCATCACTATTAGTATACGCCATTACAATCTTCGTATCACTTTCGTCATAATAAATAGCAACATTCGAGAATCCATCGGGGCGATGTAAAATGTGACCTAAATCTTTGTATATATCATCAGTTGCGATGTTATTCGCACCTAACTCGATTATAGGATCTGTAAACAGGGATTTTGTTGTTAACACCTGATTAACATCTCCTAGAGCTGTCACATTCCCTGTAACGATAAGTTCTGAACATGTGACATTTCCACCCACGACAATATTTGAATCAACAATAATACCCGTTATAGCATTTGAAAATAGTGTAGTCTTTTCGAATTCGGAACTACCAGTTGAGATACCACTGAATGTAGGAGGGATATTTGTTCTATACAATTTATGCGTACTTTGGTTATACGTCACGATTGTATTTGTAGTGGCATCGGTTCCAGAACCCGTAAAATCGATTGCCAAATCGAGGGGTGTAATATAGACACCTTTACCAGATGATGCATCGACTTCTACATTACTCGCGTTAAGTACGATTGTATTTTCCGCCTGGTCTTCGGTACAATGTTTGCCTAACCTAATTTTGGTTGAACGTTCTACCGTGGGCAAGTTTTTGACCATTTAATATAACAAGGTATTTTAATTTGCGTACAGGAGACCTGCCATACCATTTTCTATACGGAGGATATTATAGTTTACTGCGTATATAGGGTCGTTTATGGCCATGTCTTCACTCATGATCGTGGCCGAAGATATACGACTAAAATTAAGTGTTCCTGTAGGTTGGAGTGAACTGGTGGAAAGACAGAAACAATACAGGAAAAAGTCTGGTGATGTAACGAAGTTTGTGTGATAATAATTCATAACATCGATGAAGTGTGGTTTACCCCATCTGTAATTACTTACATCATGACCATTGATGGTCAATTTCACTTTGTTGGTTGGAGAAGTGAGCGCGCCATTTGTTGTTGTATCAGAAGATGCAAGATATTTGACTGGATGATTAAAATTAAGATCTTGAACAAGTGTTCCGGTGGGTATATTTTTTTGAACTTGTGTGATGAGAAGATTGTGTTTGCGAGACGCGATATTACCACGTTCCTCATTATCAAGATAGTAGTAATTGGCAAAACATTCGATGTTGTAATTCGATGCTTCATTAGCCCAATGAATTCTAATTTCCACATTTTGGTAATTTAGAGCTACGAGGGGGAGTGCACATTGTGGTCCTTCACAAAAGAAAAAGCGAAGAGGATAAAAGTAAGATCTCGAGCTCACGCCTGGGTGTGTACCCAACGCACTTTTAGATACATTTTGTGCGAATGTATCGATAGCAATCTTTTCTGTAAAGACGGTATCTTGGCTGTCTATTAAAGACCCACCGATATAAAGTTCTACCTTATCGATGACGGTATTCCAATATTGGGTATCTAACGCCTGTGTATTATCATCGATGGTAAAATAGACATAACCGAGAAGATCGCCAGTTCGTTCAAATTGAACGCTGGACATAGAATTGTTTTTCACTGCTCCATGTATGGTTTGTTTTTCGATGGACTGTGAAAAATTAGCATGTCTTTTGAATGTTGAACTAAAGAAAGATATTTCGGGGTTACCCATGATATATTCATCCTGGGCACCAATAGCTATCAATTGAACAATACCAGCGGACATGGTATACTACTTTAAACGGAGAAAATTACAAATTTGGTTTTCTACACACGAAACGAAGAACGAGAAAGTTATCAGCGGCTGAGACTGGATTTTTTATCGTGTTACCATCTTGATCTCTGATGGTCACAGTGAAACGATCGAGGCGACGAATGGGGTCAATATATTGTGTAGCGATTGGATAATTATCTTTGAAAGTAACTGTCGCTGTTCCCTCTGTAATAACACTCGCAAACGAGCTACGAAGAACACTCATAGAAGATTGCCCTTCGTAAACATTTGAGGCTCTGTCATTAAAAATGGTATCAAGTTCTTTGATAGAAACATGACAGTGTTCCGTATCGGTTGTGGTGTTGATACGAGCAGCGAGAAGTCTAGCTTGAACAATATTTTTTAGAGGCTGTTGAAGATAGCAGGTGAAAGTGTTGGCACTATCTTGACCGATGCTATCAATTGTTATCGTATGATACTCGTAGTTAAGATCTGGAATAGTCTCAGTTGGGGATGTGATGAGAGCCATTTATATTTAGCTTAGATTAAAGATCCGCCGATTCCATCCGTGATCTCATAACTCGAAAGATCGGAGACGAGCTTTTGGGCGCCACACAGACCACCTGGTGTCAAAGACTTGGTATAGGCACTACCATCTTTGTTACCTGGGGTGCACTCAACTTTATTCTCCAGGTCGAAAATGGAACCCTCACGGATGGGAGTAACCATGATTGGCCTGGGCTGATACATGCTGGTATCACGGAACATCATGAGACCAAGTATGATGAGGAAAAGAACACCGATCCATTTGAGACCTTCGCGGTTCGCTTTGTTAAGGTTGAACATTTACTATGTACATATATTTTTTTAAAGTGCGTTAAAGGTATTTTTTTAGTTTCCATATAGAGAGTAGATGGACGAAGAAATCGTACTCGACAGGGGAAACACCACTGTCATGAAATTAGACGCGGATGAACAGGCACTCATGGATGAGATTCAAATTTCTGTTCCTCGACCAAAACCAGTTCCGAGACCAAGTCAGCCTGCGCGTCAGACACAGCCTCAGCACCAAGAGGCGATGGATGCATTTGTAAATCCCACCAAGCAATCGGCTCCTCAGCAAACTTCTCAAGATGAAGAGATTGACTATGGTGAAAACGAACCTATGTTTTACAACGATGATGAACCCATGGGTGCCGGGTTTCAGGAAGAAACTCCCTCGAAGGGCTACACTTCTATAGATGAAGAAAAGTCCGATTTATTGAACAAATTAGCTCGTCTGGAAAAGAAGGGATTTGCTATCAATAAAAGGCTCAATGCTTACTCCAATATCGAAGAGTTGAGGTCTGAGGTGAAACGTATCACATATAGTATCGATGTAGAGCAATCGATTCGTTTTTCTCGACGAATGCTTGTAGCTTGTGTAACGGGTCTTGAATTTTTAAACAAACGTTACAACCCATTTGAGATTCAGCTTGATGGTTGGTCTGAGAGTGTTATGGAGAATGTCGACGACTATGATGGTGTTTTTGAGGAACTTTATGTAAAGTATCGTTCTAAGGTCAGTGTTGCTCCAGAGGTGAAGCTGATTATGATGTTGGGTGGTTCTGCGATGATGTTTCACCTTACCAATAGTATGTTCAAATCGGTAATGCCCAATATGAATGATGTGATGAAACAGAACCCAGACCTGGTGAAGAATATGATGGCGGCTGTTCAAAACACAACCAGATCTCCTGATGGTCCTGCGACTGAGTCACCTGTCGGTGGTACAAATGGGCAATATGAGATGCAAGGTCCAGGAGTAGATATTTCAAGTCTTATGGGTGGAATAATGATGCCTCCACCACCCCCCATGAATACAACAATAACTCCTCCTCCTGACGAAGATGACGATATGTCTGACATCGTGTCGATTTCAGGTGAGTCTACTGGTGGTGAAGTAAAGGAGGTAAATGTTGGTGGTTCCACTAAACCTAAGCGCACCAGGCGAAAGAAGAAGACAGAAATTAATCTCTAAATATATATAAATGATAGCGTATTGTCCGCTGGAGGATTTGGAACCTCCCATCCGGCAGCAGAAGCCTGTCGTGAAATCCAAAATTGAAGAGGCTCCTAAGCCTCAGATTGGTCGCGAAGAAACTGAATTGAATTACGTCATCATGGCTTTTCTCGCCGGCGTTGTCGTACTTGCCGTCTCTGATACCATCAGGGCGTAAATTTATGTTGAATCTACCTCGAGATTCTCTCTTGTGGTAAATTTAATTTCCAAATAGTACTCCAGCTAGACCATTTTTAATACGAAGAATGTTATAATTCAAAGCGTATATAAAAAGTGTTTGGTCACTGGGGCGTAACGAACCTTTTCGGGCACCTCTTATAATCAATTTGGCGTTATCAAGTCGACTAAAGTTACATGTACCAGATGGTTCATACTTAGATGCATTGAGGCAGAAATGATACACGTAATATCTAGTGTAAAATGGTATTTTGAGTGTAGAATTAAACTCTGAAACACCAAACTCAGAACGGTAATAATTTTGAATAGTGTGAAAAAATCCTGGTTTCATGTTTTCAAACAAGGGTGTTCCATTAATATGTAAATCGACACCCGAGAATGTAAAAAAATCATTTTCATAATCGTCACTGGAAACATCAAATCC